AGACCTTTGGAGGCAGAGCTTCTGGTCCAGAACCCCTCGTTGAACTATTCAAATTTGTTATTAGGAAGTTCCAAGCGGCCAAAAATCGTCGTCTGTCGTCCCTTGAATGCCATGATATTCTGTGCAAAATCGGGGAGGTTGTTGTTGTGGGTGGTGTGCGACGTTCTGCGATGATCTCTTTAAGCGATCTCAGTGATGATCGTATGGCACACGCTAAAGCAGGAGCATGGTGGGAACAACAAGGACAGCGTAGTCTTGCTAACAACTCTGCTGTGTATGATGTAAAGCCTTCAGTAGGGCAGTTTATGCGTGAATGGTGTTCGATCTATGAAAGCCATTCAGGTGAACGTGGTATCTTTAACAGAGATGCATCGAAGAAGCAAGCAGCTATCAATGGCCGTAGAGATCCTAATCATGATTTTGGTACGAATCCTTGCTCAGAGATTATCCTTCGTCCTTACCAGTTCTGTAACCTAACAGAGGTCATTGTTCGTGATACGGACACTCTACAAGACTTGATGTACAAAGTACGTGTAGCAGCGATTCTAGGCACTTGGCAGAGCACGATGACTACCTTCCCATACCTACGTAAGATCTGGGAAAAGAACACCGCTGAAGAGCGTCTATTAGGTGTATCACTGACAGGTATCTACGATCATAAACTACTGAATGATCCTGATGATAAAGCGTTACCAGCAAGATTGGAGATGTTGAAAAATGAAGCAATCATTGCTAACGAAGTTACAGCAAATGCTCTTAATATCCCTGTCTCTGCTGCTATCACTTGCGTCAAGCCTTCTGGTACTGTGTCTCAGTTGTGTGGCACTGCTTCTGGCATTCATCCTCAACATGCCCAGTATTACATTAGGCGTGTACGATCAGATAAAAAAGACCCTCTCACGGCGTTTATGATCGAACAAGGTATTCCTAGTGAACCTTGTGTGATGAGACCAGATAGCACTACCGTGTTCTCATTTCCTATGAAGGCTCCTGAAGGTGCTATCACTAGGGATGATGTTGATGCTATAGCTCACCTTAACTTATGGCGTGTGTATCAGCTTCACTGGTGCGAACATAAGCCTTCAGTGACTATCTCAGTTAATGAGAATGATTGGCCTACTGTAGGTGCTTGGGTGTATGACAACTTTGATATCTGCACTGGTGTGTCGTTCCTGCCAATGGATGGGGGTACGTATAGGCAAGCACCTTATGAGACATGCAGCAAGGAAGACTATGAAGCCTTGTTAGCTAAGATGCCAGTAAATATCAACTGGGATATGCTTAAGGAAAATGATGATAACGTTGAGGGTGCACAGCAGCTTGCCTGTGTAGCCGGTGTGTGTGAAATCTAGATAAAAAAAAGACCCCTGCAAAGGGGTCTATAAAGGTCACTAAGGAAAACTATGCCGAATATATGGGGTTGGTCTTTTCTATCAGGGTTTATGTTAGGGATTTGTTACTCTGATGATTTTGTCGTAGCTGACGAGGACGGATCTGAGGTTCTTCTGGAAGGGTTCTTTGTCTTCATCAACATCGCCATGTTCAGTTTTGTTATTGGATGGGCTAAGGAGGAATAATGTCGCCTCTGCTTCACGACGAAGAACAAGACCTTTGGTTACTTTTCCTGCTGCAAGATTCCAACGCTTTAGTTCTTGAACAGCTTCCTCCCATCTTTCTTGGTTTATTCTTGTTCGCATCGTGGATGCTCGGAGCCTAGCTGGTCCTAAGTTGTAAGTCCAGCTAACTATGGCAGCAGCTTTATTTTGGTGTTTCGTCAACACTGGACAGGCTTTGTAGACTTGAAGTAGGAATCTCTCTGCATCAAGTTCAAACAATTCCTGTCCTCTTTCTTTTGAGATCTCAGGATCATCTAAGGTAACCCTATCACCATTTTCATACATTGTTGATCCCCAGCCTATGGTGGGGACGTTAGCACTGCATAGATAGGGTTTACTTCTCCAGCCTTCGAATCTCTTGATTAGTGGTTCAGCGATGGCGATTACTTCTTTGATTCCCATACCCTACCAACAAACCAGAACGTTAAAATTAATGACAGCATACCTTCATCGTAGTCAGTCCAGCCTGATAACAGCACTGATGTCCATGAACCATCCTGAAGAAAAGCTAGATATAGTCCAGCAGCTTTAACAACTGAATAAAAGAATACAAACCAGTACGTCACTGCTGGTCTAACCAAAGCAGATAGTGATGCTACCCACTTCCAAGCCTTGCTGTCAGACTCTGCTTGTTGTTTGAATGCTTCACCGATAGCATCTAATTCATGCTCTTGTAGACGTTGATGTCCCTGCTGTAGAGCAAACTCTGCTTGCATCTTAGCGATAGAGACTTCAACATCTAACTTCTTTAGTTCATGCTCTCTTTCAAACTTCCTATCTAAGATCTTAAGAAGCTCTGGAGCAAGTCTAAAAGCACCACCGATCAGAGCACCAATGAGTTCAAACATTACTGCATCTCCTCTGGCATGTTAGCCTGGATAGCTGGTGTAGCTCTTACAGCACCCATTGCAGCATCGTTGATTGCCATCTCTAACAAGTTAACACCGAACTTCTGTGCTGACTTCAGTGCTGAATTAACCTTAGTTAAATCTAAAGATCCATCAGCTCTTGGTGCAAAAGCTTGCGATAGTTTCTTAACTTCTTGAGGATTAAGCAATAAAGCCTTAAGCTGAGCATCAGTAGCTTCTGCTGTCTGTTTTGCCCAGAACTTAGACAACAGAGACGATACAGCATAGGCTGTAGATGCTACTGGGTTTCGTACCTGCGAAAGAGCAGACTCAGGGCTTGTTCCTGTAACCCTTTCAAACCCTGTCTTAGGAACTTCCTCAACATTAAACTTAACGTTAGCAGGATTGTCCGCTAATCTCCTAGAAGCCTCTGCCAAACTCTCTACGTTTTTGATGTAAGTAGGGCCAAAGACTTTATCATAGGTAGCCTTTCTAGTCCTATCAGTTAGTGCTGCAATAGGATCAGAAGCGGACAACACATCATCTAACATGAATGATCGTACAGCGTTCAGAGTATCTACGTTACTTCCATAGGTACGTAAGAACTGATCTACGTTAGCTGGTTTGCTGTATAGACCGCTTACGATCTCTTGTGCAGTCTTACCTTCTAGTTGAAGTAGTTTATTCTTCTTAGCTTCAGTGAAGGCATTGTTGATTCTTACTTTCTCTGCGTTGAGAGTAGTTACGTTATCAACAGCATTTCTAATGGTATCTGCTTTATCACCTAACAGAGATAACTCAGCATTGTTTGCTTTTAACCACTTCCTAGCAGCGTTAACATCAATGATTCCATCCTTAACTGCTGTCTTGTCAAAGTCTAACAAGAAAGCTTTCATAGCTAAATCTGAGCCTTCATTACCAGTTACATCTAAGAACTGAGACAAGGCTGATTTATTCTTAGTTAGTACAGGTAAAACAGATTCATCAAACTTGGCTCTATCTACCTGTTTAATAGCTTCTGTATTGAATGGTAACCCTACTTGATTAAGATAAGCAGCATCAGCAGCTTTGTACTGAGTAACAAACCCTTCTGGAAGAGTGTTAATAACACCGTTGACTTTAGACTTAAGTTCACTTAAAAGCCTTACAGAGGCTTCATCTCTTGTTGTACGTAACTGTCTATTGATTTCACGTTTCAATGAATCAAGATCTTCAATAGTAGCTGCTTTAAATACCTGTTCTCCCCCAGGGACTAAAGGACGACCACGTTCGTTTAACAACGCACTTGGCTCTGATAGTGTAGGTTTAAACTGTGTGTTGATCTTATTCCAGATAGACGGAAATGTCTTGAACACATCAGCAGATCGTTGATCAGTGGCGAACTGGAATATATCTTCTACACCAGCAGCAGGAAGACCTACGTTGTTTTGTTCTGCATAATCAAAAGCACGTTGATACAGAGGAGCTACAGCTTTCTTAGCCTCATCTTCTTTAGTAGCAACTAAGGTAGTTAAACGAGATCCTAATTGCTGTTGATCTTCTACGTTAAAACTAGACTCTTTAGCAATCTGTTTATTCAGTGCATCTAACCTACGTTGTTGTACCTTATCAAGCGGAACATCCCTAACAGTTTGTTCGATGATTGTATTAGCTGTTGCTGGTTGTCCGAACAATCGTGTAGCTCTTCCCTCTAAAGCCTGTTGAGCTTGTTCAAACTGTTGACCGTATTGGCTACGGAATACAGGATCTCTAGCAGCTAAACTTCTAACCTGATCAACCAATACTGGGTTACTGTTTAGGATAGCAGTTGCTGGTAGTTGTACACCAGTAGTACGAGCTATTTCATCAGCTCTTTGAATGTTAGCAGCAATGTTAGGATCAGCGTTAGCAGCAGCACGTAAGATATTTTCTACAGCACCGCTAGCTTCACGTTGTATTTCTTCCTCTGGTCGTGTTCCCGTTACTTTTTGCCAAGCCCGTTTAGCTATTGGCATACCTTTTTCATAACCAGCCTTAGCAACCCTACCGCCAATCTGAGACTGTGCTAATCCACCCGTAAGACCACCAGCTAAAGCACCTATTGCTTGAGGAACAGGACCATACTTTTCTAAAGATTGTGAACCAACCTCTGCTGTCATTCCTGGTATAAAACCACCAAATAAACGACCAACAATACTAGACCCTCCTGCTATGCTTAAAGGGTCCATTGTAGACTCAATACCAGCACCAATGACACGAGCTGTCCGTGAAGGTGCTGGTATCTGCTGTGCGCCTAAAGTAGTTCTACCAGCTTGTTCTACAGGTTGTGCTATCTGAGACTCAATACCTCTACGGAGTTCTTCTGGAGCTGGTTCCATACCACCCATAGCACGTAAGATCTGGGCAGGGAAACGAGCTGCTGATTCTTTGACAACATTTCCTAGGTAATCTAACGTAGATACATCGCTTTGTTCTCTTTGATTCCTTCGCCTAAATACTTCTGACGCTTGCTGCGTCATAGACTTCTTAGGTTCACTATCAGGGATAGTTGCTGCAATCTCATCAATCTCTTTATCAGAGAGAGGTGACTGTGTTTCTACAGGACGACCTTTAATCGTATACGTGTAAGTAGGCATTACTATTCCTTACTTAATTGTAAGTTTATACTTAGTTCCTGAGGATGTAGTGCCTTCTTGTACTTCTTGTTTAGTAGGCGCAAAAGGAAGTTCAAAGAACCTAGGTGTTGTTTTTGGGTTGTACCCTTCAGCCTGCGTTGCCAACTCAAGAAACGTACCTTGTTCTTGTTTTGCTCTATCTTGATTAACCTTTTTCACTAAACTTGCAATTTTCTTAGCACTATTGATTGTGTCTTGTGAAGGAGTTCCCGATAAGAAAATATTTGTCCGATCAACGATAGAACCAACCAGACTAGGATCAATACCATAGGCCTCAATCTCAGCTCTACTAATTTGACTATCACCTACAGATTTAGCTAACTGTGTAATAGCTGCTCTCCAACCCTGGAAGTTTCCTTTAGAGGCTTGATCAATCATTGCTTCTGATTGTTCTGCTGCATTAGCTGCTGTGATGTATGGTTTTACGGAAGTAGTAAACTGTTCTCTAACATCACCAATAGATTTTAAGTTCTTAGGTAACGTAACACTTAGAGACGGTTTAAGTCTTTCAGCACGTTCATCAGCTTTTTTATTAACAGCTCTTTTTTGTTCCTGTGTTAAACTGTAAAAATCCGTACCATACATATCTTGAGCAATTGCTTCCCTGTCTTGACCAACTGATGGAGGTGCTTTTGCTTTGTCTGGTTTAGCGACTAAATCTGCATAGTTACCTGTTGATCTAAACTTATCTAAACTTTCTGGAGTAAATTTATCTGGATCAACTTTACCAAAAGGTGTATCAAGTTTTTCTTTCCTAGCTTTCTCAGCCAAGGCTTCCGCTTGTGTTTGTTGTGCACCTGTTTTACCAATCTGAGCCTGTAACAATCCACGCTTAAGCTCACCCAACGTCTTAGACTCTTCAGCAGCCTTAACCTGTGCAGCAGCAGAGATAGCTTCCTGTGTTAGACCAAGCCTAGCAGCTTCTTTAGCCATGATCTTGTAAGCTTCTACAGGGTCTTGTCCATCCCATTGTGCTGAGATAGCATTCTTTAGTTCCTGCCTAGCTGATGCTTCCTTCAGCTTAGGGTCTTCCACACCGAACAACCCTGCAATAGATCTACCAGCCTGTGTACCTGCCATAGCAGCACCAGCTCTAATGCTTTGATATGGTGTTAATCGAGCTTGAGCTATTGCGTTTTCTCTGTCCTGTTGCATCTGTTGTTGTTGTACATCGTAGATGCTTGGACCAAATAGACTTTGTTGCTGTGCCATTATTGTTCCTTATAGTGCTACAAGACCATTTGCTAATGCTTGAGCGTATGTCATGTTAGTCCCTGGTGCTATATCCGATGGTGTTTGATTAAACAAACCACTTAATAAATTACCAGCAGCACTTCCTAAAGCACCTTGGTTACCTAATATCTGATTAGCTACATTCTGTCTACCAGACATTAAACTAGCTAGTGCTTCTTGTTGAGCTTGTAAGTTACCTGCTAGACCAAGACTACGTAGGTTACCTTGTGCATTCAAACCAGCTAACTGTGCTTGTAACTGTTGCTGTACACCAGCCTGTTGAGCATTAGCAGCTAACTGTTGACCTGCTAAGCCTGTCTGAGCCTGTGTCATGTAACCCTGTGCTGCTGGTTGAGCGAACAATCCTGCTGCACTGATCCTACCTTGCTGTGCTAGCTGACCTAACTGACCAGACAACTGAGCCTGTGCCATCTCTTGTTGTGTTAACTGTTGGATAGGTGCTAGTGCAGCAGTGCCTTGGCTGAGGAGCGTACCACGTTCTCCTAAAGCAGCCTGTCTAGACTGTAGTTCTCTTTCTAGTTGCTGTCTAGCAATGGCTTGTTCCTGTGCTAACAGCTCTGGTGAAGATCCACCAAAAGCTGAACCACTTACACCCAATCTTCCTTGAGCACGTAACCTAGCCTCTGTAGCAAGGCGTTGACGCTCTACTTCAGGTGCAGACAACGCAGCTAACTTGTTGTAGTAATCCTGGCTAAGCTGGTCTACGTTAGTCATCAGCGCTGCATTAGCAGACTGTTGAGCTACCTGTGCAAATGGATTATACATCTGTCTTGCGTCTTCTGTCAAGGCAGTGTTAACCTGTCCTGTCTTAGGATCATAGGTAGTTCCGAACAAAGAACCAGTAACACCATAAGGCGTAAACTGACCAACCATGTTAGCAGCAGTTTGACCTACATTCATCAAACCTTGTTGTGCTGTACTTCCTAATGCTTGTGTATAAGGAAGAATACCTTGAGCAATCTGTGTTTGGCCTAACCTAGCCGCTGCTCCTGCTGCATCATACTGACCACCTAACTGATTAGCTAAGTTAGTGTATTCTGTTTGAGTTAGTTGTCCTTGCTGACGTAACTTGTCAGCAGCATCCTGGATCATTGCTAAGTTAGCACCAGAACTAATCAAACTACCCAGAACATTCTGTGCGTTAGTGTTCGTTAATCCTTGTAGTAAGGTGTTAGCTGCTGTGGTAAACAATGATGCTGGGTTAAAAGGCAATGGAGTAGGTGTTGGTGTTGGCGTAGGCGTTGGTGTAGGTGTAGGCGTTGGTGTAGGTGTTACAGGCGGTGGTGGAGGTGGTGTAGTCGGTGGTGGCGGTGGTGTAGTCGGTGGTGGCTGTTGTGTTATCGTTGTTGTTGGTGTTACTGTAGAAGGAGTAAATAACGAAGCTGGAGTATTTGCTGTGATTGAACCACCACCCCCAACAACTTCCCCCGTAGCAGTTACAACACCAGTAGCAGCACCTTCCGTTGCTGCAGTTACACCAGCAGTAACAGCGTCAGCCACTGATAAACCAGCAGCTACATTACCAGAAGCAACATCAGCGGCAATAGCAGCTAAAGAAGTATTACCAGTAGCTGCTAGTGTGTTAGCAAATGCTGTGGTAGCAGCTTGTGACGCAGCACCCTCAACACCAGCAACAGCTAACGAAGCATCGCCTAGTGCAGTAGCACCACCACCAAACAAGCCGCCAGCAGCTTCCAACAAAGCAGGACCACCGATAACAGCAGCAGCACCTAAAGCAATCTGAGGAAGTGCGCTAACAAATCGTTGCCACATTGAACGATCTTCAGATACAACTTGACTTACTTGTCCTGTGATAGGATCTAAGACATCATATCGTTTATTATTACCTGATAGACCTGACTGATCTGTAGACATAGTGACTAGATTATCACCTGAAGGTCCAACAAGCCAATCACGACCTTGGAAGTTAACTGGGTTGTATCGTGTCTCGTTACCGCCTTCTAAGCTTTCTGTGTACCTAGCACTTTCAATAGCTCTCTGAGCAGGTGTTAACTGAGCAACCCTAGCTTGTTCAAACAACCAATCAATTTGCTGATCTTTAGCGCTTCTAACAACGGTTCCACTATCTTCTTGGAAACCCATCTGATCAGTAAATGTAGGTATGTTTGACTTCGCTGCAACACCTCTTTCAGCAAACCAAGCAGTATCTTCTGGTTTAATAACACCAAGACTAACTAAGTTATCTGTAGATATACCTACATCTTTGAAGAATTGAGCTTTTTGATCTGCCTTTAAGCTGCCCCAGTTAGCAGGAAGTATGTTCCTGATTTCCTCTTCTGTAAACATTATTCGTTGTCCTTAGGCGATTCTACCAGTTTTGAAAAAGGCATCGATTTGTTGAATAGACAATACATCAGCACTAATGTTGGCTTCAATACCAATCTGAAACACTCTACCAGAACCGCTTACTTGTTGTCTTAGTTGATTGATGATTGTTCCTGAATTGTACTCAGCTATGTTATACTCAGATATGTTGTATTCTGCTCTTGGCTGTCTTGATGGTAAAGCTATCTGAGCTGCTGAGTAGTTACCTGAATAGTCTGTACCCCAGTTTAAGAAGATCTCAGTGTTAGAACCACCAATAACAAGCATGGCAAACTTCTTTAAGATCTTTATGATAGAGGCATTACCAGCATCAATGTGTGATGTGTAATAAGCAAACCTGAATGAACTGCCATTGTCAGAGTACAGAGCACCATATTCACCGATATAACCTACACGGCTGATGTATAGTTTCCTGTCTCTGGTGGACAATAACGACTTAGGAGCTATAGTCCAGGTAGTTGCTTTACAGCTACCATCTTGTAGTCGTTGTTTAAGATCAAAGCAATAGGTGTAGATCCTTGACGGTAAACTAAGTAGATAGAATCCGTTACGTTCATCGAACACAGATTTGATGTCATCAGTAGTTGCGTTAGTGATCACATCAACAATCAAGTCATCACGGACATTCCTTGATACATCGAACAATGGTCCTGATTTCTCTTGAATAGTTCTACCAAGGCTACGTACACCTGTATCAGACAAGAAGAAGATATCACTACCTACATCTTGTACAGAATCTCTAGCAATACATCCTACACCATCAATAACCTCTACTAACTTAAGGTTTGTTGTAGGATCTTCTTCAGCACCAGAATAGATGATAGTGCTTTTCTTACAGAATATGATCAACAAGCCGTTAAAGGCTGCTAAGGCTGTGATACTATCAGAGCCATTAGTTAAGACAGATTCAATGCTGATAGAACCGTGAGTACCACCATTCCATTTGTAACCAATCAATGAATCTGACCAAGTAACTGTCTTCTTATCTGTGGTGGTGTCAGCAACCCATAGACGACCGTAAGCTGCTAACACTTCGTTGGCTAATGGTACAGTACCTGAATAAGAAGCATGTGCTGACATCTTCTGCCATGTGTTACCAACATGATCATACAACAGTGGGTCGTGACCACGTTGAAAGAAGTAAGTATGACTATTAAAGTTTACTGCTTTCCAGTTCTGTGCTGTCCAGGTAGCATCAGAGTAAACCTGAGTAAGTGTTGTTGTACCAGTGAAGATCTTCTTATCACCGATAGAACCGATAACTGTAGTACCATCAGACTTAACAATCTCAAAGATCAATGATGGTTCTTCACCGTTAAAACCTAAGGTAGTGTTAACGTTATCCCAACCTTTTCTAGCTGCAATACGACCGTATTGGTCAATAACAGCATTCTCAGCACGAAGTGCAAACTCTTTAGGTAAAGCTATAGAAGAGTCTTGAGTATTGAGACCAGCAAAGCCTGGAGCAACAATACTTACTGACCTCAACTCAGCAGCCATTATGACCACTCCCAGGTTGTTTCATCACCGTAACGCTCTGCCTCAATAGAGATATAAGAAGCCACTGCTTTACGGTATAGATCAGCTTGTTGTTCGCTTAAACGTCCACCATCTTCACCACGTTCATTGATAGCACGAAGATAAGCACCTTGAATAACTAACTCTGAAGGGACATAAACAACATCAGT